GCAGGACCTCGCCCAGGCCGCCCTGATCGCGCCCACCCCAGCGCCGGCGAACCTCGACGCCGCCCTGCTCACCACCACCGACCTCACCGAACTCCCATCCCTCACCGGCCAGGCCGCGCAAACAGCCGCCGCCGCCGGCTACCTCGCCCGCGCCGCGCGCAGCTGAAGGAGCCCGCCATGCAAACCATCACCACCGCCGGCGGCAACCTGTTTCAGATCGCAGCCGCCCAACTGAACGACGCCACCCAATGGATACGCATCGCCCAGGCCAACAACCTGTCCGACCCCATCCTGCAAGGCCTCACCACCCTGGTCATCCCAGACCCGGACGCCACGGCAGGAGGCGGCATTGCCGAATAACCTTCGCACCCCCCGCCTGCAGGTTCTCGCCAACAACGCGCCTTTGCCGGGCGTGCTGAGTGCCGAAATCTCATCGAACAACCATTACGCCGCCGACCGCTTCCGCCTCACCCTGCAAGTCTCCCCGATCGATGCCAACACCTGGTCCAACACCCAGCAGGCCCTGCTCGACATCCAGTTCTCCCTGGACGGAAAATCCTGGACCAGCCTGCTGCAAGGCGAAGTCGATCAACTCCACCTCGACCCCCGCGCCCTTCGCCTCACCCTCGAAGGCCGCGATCTCACCGCCCGGCTGATCGCATCGCGCACCCAGGAAACCTTCGCCAACCAAACCTCCAGCGACATCGCCACCACCCTGGCGAACCGCCACAACCTCACCGCGGCGGTCGCCCCCACCACCACTCCAGTGGGCGCCTACTGGCAGCTTGAGCACGACCACATCACGCTGGACTGCTTCACCCGCGCCACCACCGAGTGGGACCTGCTCACCACGCTCGCCGCCCACGAAGGCTTCAACGTCTGGATCTCCGGCACCACGCTGAACTTCCAGCCGCCACCCGCCAACCTCGATCCGCAGGCGATCCTCAGCGTTGCAGCCCCCGCCAACATCATCTCCGTCCAGATGTCGCGGGCCCTCACCCTGGCCCGCCCGATCGCGGTCACCGTCAAAAGCTGGAACAGCCGCCAGGCGAACGCCTTCAGCCAAACCGCCACCTCGCCCGGCAATGGCACCCCGCAGCCTTACATCTACGTGGTTCCCAACCTCACCCCGGCCGCCGCCCTGAAGCTGGCGCAAACCCGCCTCGCCGAACTCACCAGCCACGAGCGCGCCATCGAAATCGAAATGCCCGGCGAGCTCAGCCTCACGCCACGCCAGCAGATCCAGCTCACCGGCACCAACACGTCCTTCGACCAGATCTACCACGTCGAAGAAATCACCCGCCGCCTCAGCACCACCCAAGGCTTCACCCAACACCTCAGAGCCAGGGCGGCCACGCCATGAACCGATTCCTCAACGCGCTGAAATCGCAAGCCGGCGCGCAAGATCGCAGCACCGCCCAGCCCCGTTTCGCCGTCGTCACCAGCGTCGATCCCACTCGCCCCGCCGCCCGCGTCTCGCTGCAGCCCGAAGGCGTCATCACCGGCTGGCTCCCCATTCTATCGCCCTGGGTCGGCGCCGGCTGGGGCCTGTCCTGCCCGCCCACCCCCGGCGACCAGGTCTTCGTCCTCGCGCAGGAAGGCGACGCCGACAACGGCGTCATCATCGGCCGCGCCTGGAGCGATACCGCCCACACTCCGCAGGCCCCATCAGGCGAACTCTGGCTGGTCCACCAATCCGGCGCCTTCCTGAAACTCGCCAACGACGGCGCCATCCACATCCAGGGCAACGTCTTCGTGACAGGCAGCCTCACCACAACAGCCGACGTCTCCGACAGCCACGGCCCCCTCAACCGCCTGCGCCAGCACTACGACGCCCACACCCACTCCGACCCCCAGGGCGGCACCGTCGGCACAACCTCTCAACCCGACTGAGGAGCCCTCATGCCCGACATCTCCCACCAATTCTCAGCCGACCTCAGCCTCTCCCCCACCGGTGACCTCGCCACCATCGCCTCCCCTCAACTCACCCAACAGCGCGTCCTGCGCCGCCTGCTCACCAATCCCGGCGACTACATCTGGCACCCCAGCTACGGCGCCGGCCTCGCAGCCTTCGTCGGCCAACCCGCCAATTCAGCGGGGATCGCCGCCATCGTTCGAGGCCAGATCTTCAAGGAATCCGGTGTCGCCCGAACCCCCGAACCGGTCATCGACATCCAGCCAAACCCCACCGGCGCTGTCTTCCTCGCCATCCGCTATGCGGACGCCAGCACGGGCGAAACCCAGACCCTCTCCTTCACGGTGGGACCGTAACCATGCAGCTCCAGCTTCAGAACTTTCAAACCCTCGTAGCCAACGCCGCAGCCGCCGTCCAAGGTGCCGCCACCCAGCTGATCGACCTGACCATCGGCAGCACGCTGCGCGCCATTCTCGAAGCCAACGCCGCCATCGGCCTGTGGATGCAGTGGCTGATCGTCCAGGTGCTCGCCACCACCCGCGCCGCCACCAGCAACGGTGCTGATCTCGACAGCTGGATGGGTGATTTCTCGCTCACCCGCCTGCCAGCGTCCGCCGCCACCGGCCAGGTCACCTTCGCGCGCTTTACCCCCACCCAGCAGGCGCTGGTCCCGGCCTCCGCCACCGTGCGCACCGCCGACGGCAGCCAGAGCTTCACCGTCAACACCGACCCCACCAATGCCGCCTGGAACGCAGCGCTCGCCGGCTACATCATCGGCGCCGGCATCTCAGGTGTGACCGTCCCGGTCACCGCAGCCTCCCCCGGCAGCGTCGGCAACGTTCAATCCGGCGCCATCAGCCTGCTGGCCACAGCGATCTCCGGCGTCGACACCGCAACCAACGCCGCCCCGCTGCAAGGCGGGCTGGACGCTGAATCCGATGCCGCCCTCCGAACCCGCTTCGCCGTCTATCTCGCCAGCCAGGCCCGCGCCACGCCGCTCGCCATCGGCAACGCCATCCTCTCCGTCCGCCAGGGCCTGAACTACACGCTGCAGGAAAACACCCCCACCATGGGCAGCTTCATCGTCACCATCGATGACGGCTCCGGCGCCCCGCCGGCGTCTCTGCTCAGCGAAATTGCCACCGTCGTCGAGGCCGTTCGCCCGATCGGCAGCCTCTACGCCGTCCAGCCTCCCAGTGTGCTCACCGCCAACGTCTCGATGGCGATCACCACAGCGCCCACCGCCGTCCACCTCACCGTCGCCTCCAACGTCGTCGCCGCCCTCACCGCAGCGATCGATGCACTCACCATCGGCGCCCCCTTGCCCTGGTCGCGCCTCACCCAGATCGCCTACGCCGCTGATCCCAACGTCATCAACGTCACCTCCGTCCTGCTCAACCTCGCCACCGCCGACCTCGTCCCCAGCCAAAGCGGCCTGATCAAGGCCGGCACTGTGCAGGTCAACTGACATGACCGGTGACACCCAAGACATGCTCTCCCGCCTGAAGGCCACCCTCCCATCGCGCTGGTTCGCCGACAGCACCCCGGTGCTGGACGGCCTGCTCACCGGCCTCGCCGCCATCTGGTCCTGGCTCTACGCGGCCCTCGCCTACACGAAGGCGCAAACCCGCATCGCCACCGCCACCGACAGCTTTCTCGACGCCATCACCACCGACTTCTTCGGCCCGCGGCTACCCCGCCGCCCCGCCGAACCCGACGCCGCCTTCCGGCCCCGCATCCAGCGCGAACTGCTCCGCGCGCGCGACACGCGCGCCGCCGTCATCGCCGTGCTGACGGACCTCACCGGACGCTCGCCCCATGTATTCGAGCCCACCCGTCCGGCCGACACCGGCGCCTGGTGCGGCCCCCTCGGCTACGGCGTAGCCGGCGGCTGGGGCAGCCTGATGCTGCCCTTCCAATGCTTCGTCACCGCCTACCGCGCCCAGGGCAGCGGCATCGCCAATGTCACCGGCTACGGCCAACCCGCAGGCGGCTACGGCCACGGCGCCATCGAATACGCCAGCCTCTCCATGCTCACCGGCGAGATCACCGACGCCGACATCACGCAATCCATCGCCAGCGTCATGCCGGTCTCCACCATCGCCTGGACCCGCATCAGCAACTGACTTTCTCTCCGTGAGGCCTCAATGGACCGCAGCATCGTCTACCCCGGCAGCATCCCGCTCGACACCGACCTGCTCAACACCAATCGCAACGCCATGATCGCCATTGGCGCCCTCGCCCAGGCCACGCTCGGCACCGGCACCGTGGTGGACGGCCTCGCCGTCATCCCCACCATCCCCGCCAGCCTCAGCATCCAGTGTGCGCCGGGCAGCATCACCCAGCTCACCAACGTCGATCAGAACGTCTATGGCTCGCTGGCCGCCGACACCACGGACGCCCTGCTGAAACTGGGCATCAACCTGCAAGCCACCCCGATC